CAAATGTCGGACTTCTGGGTGATGGACATGGAGCGGGACGTTAATTGGGGCGATCCTGCCTACCTCTGCAAGTATTGTTGCGAGAAGATCGCAGCTGAGGTGGGATATGTTCCGTTGGAGAACGTCACGCAGCTCGACGAGGTCATCAAGCAGAAGAACAAGGACATTCACAAGCTCGAGGCGGAGCGGGACTCGCTGCGTCGGCGGTTTCGGTCCACCAGGCTGGGCAAAAAGGCGCTGCAGAGCGCGAGGGCACAGTCAGAATGACTGTAACCGTCCTGGGCATTCTGACTTTCGTGGTGATCGTTCTCATTTCGGGGCTGATACTCGTCACCGTAACGTTCTCCAAATCTCTGCAGAAAGCGCTCGATCATGCTGATCGCATACATGATCGGGCTGATATTCAGATAGCTAGCTTGTTGGACCGCCTGATGGCACGTTCGTTGGAGGACTTTAAGGTGTACGACCTGGGTGAGACCTCTCATGGCGAGGTGATTTACCCCGAGGGTGACGATAGGCCGTGGAATGTTCCAGGACAGGTGCAGCCGCGTGGCGGTTTGGCTGGCGGCGACAAGCCGATTGGTGTTGACGAGGAGGTTGACGATGAGGCTGGGTGAGGCGAAGAATAGGACCGACCTGATTGACGCGCTTAACTCTGCCGTCAGCCGTCGCAAAGAACTCAGAAGGCCCTACGATACCCTGTGGTGGAACAATATCGCCCTGTTGGCGGGTGACCACTACACGCGATGGGACCCGACACGCGGTGAGTTCGTTTCCCCGAAGAAAAACGACTACGAGGTGCGTCTGGTGCTTAATCAGGCGCTCACCGTCGCTCGTACTGAGCTCTCCAAGCTCACTAAGGCGAAGCCCGTGATGGACGTTGTGGCCCATTCCGAAGAGCAGCAGGACATTGCAGCTGCGAAAGTGGGCAAAGACATTCTCGAGGGCTTCGAGTTCAAGTTCAATCTTCGCCGACTGCGCAAAGGGGCTTTTTGGTGGATGATTGCGACGGGTTTGGGCGCTGCCTATGTCGGTTTCGATCCTACAAACGATAAGGACGGGTCGTATGAGTACTATATCGACCCGACGACCAACGAGCCGACTTGGAATGAGGATAGAAAGAAAGAATTGGATCAAATGGTCCAGGAGGGCATTTTCTTCCAGGAAGATGTGGTGAAGGAAGAGCCGCTGGGGGACATTGAGTACAAGATCTACTCACCGTTTCAGCTGTTGCCCGATGAGTCCGCTCTCGATTGGTCAGAAATTAAGGATCTTATCACCATGGACGTGGTCGATGTGGACGTTGCCCGCGCCAACTGGGGTAAGAAAGATATTGAGCCTGATACCGATGCAACGCCGGGCACCATCGAGAGTAGCACGCTGTTCCGTTCGGGCATGACGGGCACCATGAGTGCTGGTGCGCAGCAACGGGCGGGTGTGATCGTATACTCATGGTGGCTCGAGCCGGGTGTGTATAAGGGCAAGTACCTTGAGCGGGGCAAGATGATCCGCTGGTGTAACAAGGACAAGGTGCTTGAGGAAAGTGGCGGCTTTCCGTACACTGACTGCCGTATACCTTTCGCCTTTTTCGAGCATATCCCGAACGTCACTTCAATCTGGCCCGAGTCCATCCTCACGCATATCCGCCAACCGAACCTGGAGATGGACAAGACGGCGTCGCAGCTGATTGAAAACAAGGACTATATGGCGAATCCGATGTGGCTCATCGCCACTCAGCATGACCTGCCCAGAGGCATCGTCAATCGTGCTGGGGCGATCATTCGCTACCGCCATGTGCCGAACATTCCTGAACCACAGCAAGTACCGGGCATTCCGATGCCCAATCAGGTTGAGGAGCTGTTGACTATCATGCGGCAGCAGATCCTCGACATCTCGGGGCAGGGTGAGGTCTCTCGCGGTGGGCTGCCGACGGGTGCGCGCTCAGGGGTGCAGGTGGCGTACCTGCAAGAGGAAGATGAGACGCGCCTCGGACCAACGGCTGAGAACATCGAAGATGGCATTTCGGTCATGTCATCTCTCACCCTGTCTCGAGTATCTCAGTTCTACACGGTGAAGCGTACTGTTCGCCTGTACCGTCGCGATGGTACCTTCGACGTGATCGAGTTCAAGAGCGCTGACCTTAAGGGTACGACGGACGTGAACGTGCTTGCAGGCAGTGCGATCCCGAAATCGAAGGCAGCGCGTCAGCAGTACGTACTGGAGCTTGTGCAGTTGGGCGTTGAACGTGACCCGAAGCGCATCAGGGACCTGCTGGAGCTGGGCATGGGTGAGCCTGATGATGTTGATAAGGCCTACGCTCAGGCGAACCGTGAGAACCATGCCATGATTCAGGGCGTGATGCTGGGTGACGTGCCCAAGTACTACGAACAGAACTTTGGGTCTGTGGGCGAGCAGAGCACGACCCCCGAGGGTATGCCGTCAGGACCTGTGAGCACGGGCGATGGCATGACGAACGGCACAGGGGACCTGCAGCCTCAGATCACGACCATGCAGGAGCTTCAGACACCTGCGGGGTCATCGCGCACATTCCTTCCTGGTGGCGCATCGCCCGATGGTGGCGGTGGTGCTGCTCAGCCGACTGACTATCCGCCCCAGGAGCCTCCGCCTGATGGTTCAGTCGAGGCCCCGACACCCGACCATGCGGTGATCGATCCGCAAGTGATTGCTGCTCGAATGGCCTCAGGCGATCACGCTCCTTCGGAGCGCTTGAAGAAGGGGCCAATGGCAATCCCTGTCTATGCGTGGCACAATCACCAAGCCCACTTGGAGCGACACTACAGCTTCATGATGGATGAGGAATTCGAAAGGATAGCCGCCAACAAGCCTGAAATAGTCCGGCTTTTCAACGAACATACAGCTATGCACGAACAAGTTCTGAACCAACAGCGGCAACAGCAGTTGCAGCAGTTGGAGCAGATGAAGGGCGCGCCGGGACCAGGCGGTGAGGGTGCCGTTTCACCGACAGCCCCAGGGCAATCCGACGCCGTTCTTCAAAATGAGGGCGACCTAAGAGCTAACGCTACACCGGCGCCCGGCTAATGCCATACTCCAACGTACCTAAGCACTTGTGGCCGAAAATGGAACGCTGCGTGGCCCATGTGAAGAGCCAGGGCGATGGCAAGAATGCCTATGCCATTTGCTACAAGTCTGTGGTCGGTGGAGAAATCGAAAGTGCAGCAAAAAGCAGAAAGCGAGGTAAGTAATGGCCTCGGAAATGAGAGCCGCTGATTGGGTGGATGAGGTCAATCAGGCCGATTCCCTCGATGAGCTCGACGACATCCTGAACCGCTATGCGGATTCGGGTGCGGACTACAAGTCCGTCGAAGATGCTGTCGAGAAGAAGCGTGCAACGCTCTCGGGCGAGATTCCTGAAGAGGAGCCCGACGAGGATGCCGCTGACGAAGAGGACGATGGTCGCGCCAAGCTGCAGATGGGCGACCCGAGTGCGGGACAGACCCCGGATCCCGAGGCAGTCGAAGCCGCTGAGGCAGAAGCTGCTGAGCAGGCGGCAGAAGCTCCTGAGCAGCTTCCTACGGGGGAAGAGTACGAAGAGAAGACCCTGCTCCTTCCTGGGACCTGGGTCGTTCTCGCCGACACTCCTCGCGTTCCTATCGAGGTTGTCGGGCATGAGGCGTGTGTCACCTTCGCCCCGGTAAAGACGTCGGACGGCGACGAACAGATCCCGTTCCGCCATCAGTACCAGGACGAGGACATCACGTTCACCGTGCAGACCCGTGATGCTTACAACGCAACGGTCACGGGCCTGACCCGCGAGGACTTCGCGGAAATCTCCTACAACGGTCGGGCAGGGCTCGGCTCTTCCGGCTAACCTGTGGTACGATCCTTCCCATCCGCCGTCGAGGGCGTTAAGCGTAAGGAGCGATCATGAGGATCGAAGATCTACTGTTTGACCTGGAGACCTCAGAAGGTGGGGCCCCAGTATCGGGTACCGGGGAGACCCCGGTGAGCGAGTCTGATCCGTCCGCGGGGACGTTAAATTCCGATACAGATCAGACTGACGGCCCTCCGGACACGATCCCGTACTCCCGGTTCAAGGAGGTAAATGATGAGCTCGGTGGACTGAAGCCCTATCGGGAACTCAGTCAACTGGGCTACGACGCTGACTCCTTGCGTCAACTCGCTGAGTTCGAGGCTGGCTTCCAGGCTGACCCCGTCCAAACCTGGTTGCAGGTTGCTAGCAATATCGAGCAGCTTCCTCCGGAACTAAAGGAGCAAGTCAAACGGCACCTTGACAACACTTCTTCCGTAGGAGGTTCTGAGCCAGTGACTGCACCACAGGAGGGCGAGATGCCTGAGTGGGCCAAGTCCATCAATCAGAAGGTCGAAGGACTTTCTGCGGTGGAGACCGAGCGCCAAGCTCGTGAGGCCCAAGAAGCCAACAACAGAGTCCTTGACAGTGTGATCGAAGGCTGGAAAAAGCTGGATGAAGGTTCCGGCATGAAATCCCTGGACGAGCGTAAGATGCTCACGTTCATCGTGGGCCACGCTCGCAGTTCTAGCTCTCCCGAAGAGCTTCTTACGAACGCTCGGAATGAGTGGCTGGAATTGCGTGAGGAATCTCTCGGCGATGCGATCAAGCCGGGCGGGAATGCAGGTGCGCCTCGCTCGGTACCCGGTAGTGGGGCTCCGCTGAACACCCAGGAGCCACCAAAAACACTTGCTGAAGCTTCCATCAGGGCGAAGGCCCGCCTGGAGGCGGAAGGAGCGTAATGGCTCACACATACGCGCTTCAGGGCAAGTACCGAGATGTGTGGGGCTCTCGCAACGTCCGCAAGATGAACATCACTCTTGTGGACAACTACGCTACAGGCGGATGGCCCCTCACGGCCCAGGACTTGGGCTTCGGTAGAACCGCGCAGATCGAGTTCGTCATTCCCTTGACGCAGGGAGCAGGTGCTGTGTTCTCGTGGGACGACGTGAACAAGAAGCTGATGGCCCGTGACTGGGCCGGAGCTGAAATCGCCAACGCTTCTGCTGCCCTTGCCGGCACTGTCATTCAGTGCCTGGTCGGGGCAACGGGTGCACACACCTAGGAGGATCGGATGGCATCAGATCTTGCCAATGCCGACGCCGTCCTTCAGAACGACTACCTCCCTGTGGTTCGGGAGCAGGTCAACCAGAAGGCCATCCTTCTTTTCGGCTACACTCCGGAAGAACTGACCCGGGGGATGGGAACGGCAAACGCTGCAAAGGGTGAGACCCTGGACTATCAGGGCATCTCGCGCGATGCGAACAAGGTCCAGTTCGCCGGACGGAAATGGATCTTCACGGCACACACGAAGCGCAACGAGTCCGGGACCATGACCTCCGAGGACGGGGCTCTGCCCTCTCCGGGTCGTCAGGGTTGGGAGGACTTCGAGGACAGGCTCCGTTATGCTTACAAGCAGATCGAGCTGACGGGCCAGGCGATCGAGGTCACCGAAAGCAAGGTGGACACTTACGTTCGGCTGTTCGAGGCAGAGACCGAGGGTGCCATCAACGACCTCCGCTGGGACCTGAACCGGCAGGCATACGGGGACCAGACGGGGAATCTAACAGGCATCACGGCCGATGGGTCGAACACCGTCACCGTGACCACTGTGCAGTACCTCCGAGTGGGGATGCCCATCGACGTAGTGAACTCCTCGACGGATGCGATCCTCGGCTCAAGGAACATCACGGCGATCAACAGCACCACGAAGGTCGTGACCTACGACGGAACCGATCTGACCACGACTCCGGGTACCCATGTGCTTTGCCTCACGGGTAACTGGAAGAAGGAGATGAACGGCCTCCGGAACATCATCGACTCGACCACGTATCCTACGCTCCACTCCACCAACGGCTCTTCGGCGGGGAACGAGTACTGGAACGGGAAGCGTTATGATGGTACGGCGACGACCTTCGATGAAGACCAGGGCCAGCAGGTTCTGGACGACATTGGCGCTGAGGGTTGGGAGGCAGAGATCATCATCACAACCCGTGGTGTCAGGCGGCGGTACGTGAACACGCTGAAGGCTCAGAAGCGGTTCAACGACGCCGACTCAGGGAAGTTGCACGGTGGCTTCCAGTTCATCGACTTCAACGGTGTCCCGTTCCTGACGGACGATCAATGCCCGAAGGGGTTCATGTTCTTCCTTCGGCCACAGGACTACCTCTGGATCTGGCTGAACAACAACGACTTCCGTTGGCTCCAGAGGGACGGGAAGATTCTCCGCAAGGTCGAGTACCCGGTGGACAAGGACAACTGGCGGGCGACGGTTTACCGCTACAATGACCTTGGCAACTTCCGCCGCAAGACGCAGGGGATGATCTTCAACCTCGCCGACGACGCTGCAAAGGTGAGCTCGTAGACGACCCCCAGAGGGTGGGGGGTTGGCTTTTTCCTCTCCCGGCCGGCCCCCCACCTTACCTTAGGAGCTCTCATGCGCCGAATCGGAACCATCAAACACCTCATCCAGGACGGGGGGATGACAGAGGTGGAAGACGATGTGCTCAATATCGTCCGCAGGGTGCACAGTATCTCCCCACGTCTCACTGTCTACTGGAACGACTACATCGACAAGTTCACCATCACGGAGACCTCGCTCGATGGCAGCACGGAAAGGCTCGTCTTCCACGTCACACACCTTGACGAGCGGGCACTGCATAAGTTGGAGGCTGCTGACCACTGGAACGGTCGCGAGGATCCTGAGCACGTGCTTGCTGACGATCAGGACTTCGTTGCCGCACTCGAAGCAGCGCAGGCTGTGGTAGATAAGGAGAAGGACGAGGCGTTCAGGGAGAAACAGCAGGAGTTGAAGGAACCTTTCATCGCCTACTCAGAGCTTGATGGTCGGGGCATTCGCGCCCAGATTCTCGTACCGAGGTCGCTAGATGGCTAAGATGTCCCTCACCGACTTCATCACGGAGCTCAACCGGCGTGGCTTCGATGGCTTTGATCCCGGCGACCTGACTCGCTACGTCAATTTCGGCTACCGCAAGATCGGGCGACTGACGAAGTGGGCGTGGGAGCAGGCCGATCTGTCCCCCGTGACCATCCAACCCGGGTCGTACAGGCTGTCCCTACAGAATGACATCTCCACGGTGAAGTCTGTCATCGCCATCGTCTGTACGACTTCCACGTTCGAGGCAAGGTTGAACGCCCTGACCGACACAGAATTCTACGACAACTGGGCGGCCTACGACCTGACATCCTCACAGATTCGTGGAGAGCCTGACTCGTATTGGCTCGGGTCGACACACCTATATATATTGCCTCCACCGGCGGCAGCTCGAACCTACACCATCACTGCGGAGCAAAAGCTGACTGAGCTCGTGCAGAACTCCAACGAGGTTCTGGTAACGCCGGATGAGTACGATGAGGCAGTACTGTTGGCTGCGGAGGAACATTGTCACGTCCGCGCCCGACAGCCTCAGTTCGCAGATGTCAACCGCAAGCTGATTCAGGACTTCTTCGATGATGCCCTTGCCGACGACACGACCCGCTCAGGGGACCTGCTTGAACGTGTGGTGCCTGGAAGGACGGGCCTGTGATCGGGCGGCGGGATATCACGATCAAGCGTGAGCAGGTCCTCGGTTGGCTCGTCGAGCGTGGTAAGATGGACGCGCCACCTCCACTACGAACCTTCTTCGAGGAGAAGCTGGAGGCTGAGGGCCTCACGGACGTTACAGTGGACATGGGCGACGAGGGTGAGATGAAGCTCGTAGATGTGGTGATGGCAGAAGTGGACGATTATGTCTAGTGCTGCAGCTCAGGCAACGCCGTCATCCACAACGCGGGACCCCATCCCCGGGTTCAAGGGAGGGGTGAACATCGCCGCAGCACAGGACGAGCTCCTTGACGACCAAATGCGCGGTGTTCGGAACATGATCCTCGACGAAAACGGTGGTGCCTCGAAGCGATTGGGCATCAGGCCCATCTCTTCCCCTGGGGCGTCGATCATCTCCATGTACGTCTTCTATCGTGGAGCAGCTCTGTCACCGCAGGTGTTGGTGCATCTCGCCAACGGCAACTTCCGCTACTCCAACGACAACGGTCAGACATGGACCACAGCTGTGGCGGGCATGAGCACGTTTTACCCCATGAGCTGGGAGACGTTCAACGGCAAAGTCTACATGGTGAATGGCGTAGACCCCTATCAGGTGTGGGATGGCTCGACGGCAAGCAATATCCCCTCAGCACCGGTAGGGAAATACCTCCGCGTCTGGAAGGATACCATGTGGGTGGCGGGGACCAACGACGACCGCGTCTACTCATCCGACCCTGGTAATGCCGATGTCTACACAACTGGTAACTGGGTGGACCTTGGCAAGGGTGATGGTGATACGGTCGTCGGTCTCGCCACTGACGGTAACGTGCTGATCGTCCCGAAGCGCAAGAGGGGCTTCCTGATTTACGATCCGACGACCTTCGCCAACCGCCTGTTCGACCCCGACAAGGGCGCTGAGAGTCATTACAGCTTCATCCACTTCGACCAGAATCTGTACTACCTCACGCGCCTGGGTATTTGTATGTTCCTTGGTGACTCTCCGTCGCAGGTGCTGTCCGACAACATCGCCCCCATATTCCAGCCCGAGGTGATTAACTTCAACCTCACTAACCTGGTGTGGGGCTACACGGACAACAACCGAATCGGGTGGACAGTCCCCGAGGCGGGATCAGGTGTGCCGACGTTGCAGATCGAGATGCTGCCGCGAGGCGAGAAGAAGCCGTTCACGTTCCACAGGATGAACATCGGGTCTTTCGCTACGCTGAGGACAGGTCAGGTGGAGCAGTTGCTGGGGGGTGGGACGATTGCCAACAAGCTCTACAGCTGCTTCGATGGACCCGATGACGATGGGGTTCCTTACTCGGCGGTGATCGAGACTAAGTGGTTTACGTTCGGAGACACGCTGGTCGTCAAGTATCTGCGCCGATTGCTGCTCACCGGCCGCGGTACTTTCTTCATGGACATTCTCACCGACTACGAGAGTGCCATCAAGAAGTCTCGGGCGCTGGACCTTTCTCAGTTTCAAGGCCTGTGGAACGAAGTGGGCGATAAGTGGGGCGATGAGAACTGGGGCCCTGCAGCTACACTGTCGTCTACGCCGATTCATCCCGATCTCTACGGTCGTGCGTTCAGCTTCCGTTTCAGTGATGCGGCAGCGGGCGTACAGGCCCAATCCATCGACGTTGGTGACGTTGACTACCAGATCCAACGCGGTACATGGTCTCTCTACAGCGGACTCATGGAGGTAGTGGGAATGGGGACTGACCTGTGACACTTGTAACGCTTCCTTATCGCAGCCAGCTCGCCGCGGGTCAGCCTGAGGACATTGGCATGGTGCTGGCGGACTTCGACGCTGTTCTCGCCGTGCTCAATGGTGATATCCGCAACGACAACATCAGCCCCTCAGCAGCACTGTCTGC